ATACGTCAAGATGACATCTTCAACGTCAGTTAAGAGAACCTTCTGACTGCTTCTTGTGGAAATTGCAAATCTTGCGTAGGAAGTGATAAAACGCGGGTAAAGGAAGTCAGAAGGGAGACCGTAGACATAGCGCCAGTCAGGTTCGGGGTCCGTCGCTACCCAATCCTCATCATAATCTCGTTCAGTTAAAAGCGCAAGCCGTGCACTCCCGCGAACGGTCGCCCAATCAGCCGCTTTCAGTATACTATCACGAGTCGACTCATACCAAATATCACAGATTTCTCGTTCTCTTGAGTTTTCAAGAAGACCACTTACAGAAGAACGAGTGCCGATGGCACTCAAGGCTTGGTTATAAATACCAACTTGATTGAATGCCATCGACCTTTTCCTTTACGCCGGTTTCCCGAGCGGTCCTGTCTTCGCTTCAGCCTTACTCATCTCACTGAGCGTCTTTGGAGAGGCTTTGGACTTAACATGCAAGTCCTTTATATTCTCCACAGGCTTCACCCAAAGTTCAGCATCACTAGGAAGAGGAATGGACTCTTCGTCGCCGGGATTCCAGTCTTTCTTAAAAACGACTTTCTTCCCGTCAACATAGTCAGGAACTTCCACTCCATCAGGATCAGCGCGATACCGATTTCCACCAAGGATCAGATTTCGCTTGAGAGCTACTTTCATCTTAATCCTCCTTAGTTCGAGGCGTCAGCGTAAGCTTTCCACCGGGCCGGATCATGCGTCAGGAACGCATTGATCTTGCCAGCCGAAAGTGCAGCCACCGCGGTCGTGTGAACGACACCAAGATAGCGCTCATAAACGATACCTTCCCACGGAAGTGCGACGCAAACTGGCACAACACCTGCCGTAGCGAGTGCTGTGACAGCAAACACCGGGCTCGTATAGTGAACAGTCTGTGAGCCATCTACAGCAATCGACGCCGTGGAGTCACTGCAAAGTGAAAAGCTCGTTGTATTGTTCACGCCCACGAGAGCGGTGTCGATTGTGACAACAAAGTAGATCGGCTCTCCCCGACCAATATCACGCGCGAGCGTGAGATCGATCTGATCGCCAACCAAGTACGATCCAGCACCGCCGGTATTCAGCGCCGTGGCATCGCAAAATTCAGTCCTTTCATCAAGAATCATCGCATTTCTCCTTAGGTCACACGCGCTTCATCAGCAGCAAGCTTATCAACGCGACGAACAGGAATGCCGTCGAAGGCCACAACATGACGGCCCGCGATTGTTTCCTGAGTTACTGTTGCGTTAAGCAACTTGTTAGTGATTTGGCGACGGAGGAAAGAACGAATGTTGCGCGGCACATAGAATACCGGGCGACCTGCGTTCAGGTTCGGAATCAATTCAATTGCTCGCACCATCAAGTCGGTCAGGTTCGCACCTGTTGCCGCATTGAAAGTGAGGTCTCCTTTGTCGATGTTCGCAATGCGAACTACGTAGCGCCAGTCACGGACTGTGAGGCCCATATCCCAACGGAAATGATCGCGGTAGGCTTCCATACGGCCACCTGCTGCATCAACATTTTCAATCGTGACCTGACCTTTATCCGTGTGCTGAATGCCAACACGCGAACCTTTCGGAACAATTCCGTGCACAGTATTTTCGCCCCAAACAACAAGCCAAATCGAGCTGTTGTCAGTGCTAGAACCGAGCGCATCGATGATGTTCTCAGCGTTCGCAGCGGAAAGTGAATTGTAACGGGGGCCAAAACCTGTAAAGGCTTCCGGTTCCGTTGTTTCATTTCCACTAAACAAAGTGTCCGCCATTTCCTGACCCATCGCCTCAATATGAGGCCGGACTTCAGTAAGACGGAACGAAGCAGTGTTGCCGTTCAAATCAGCCAAAGCCTTATCGACTTCCGCGTATGCTTCAAGCATACCCATCGAGTCGGTGACCTGAGCGGTGTGTGATTTGGTTGGCTGGACACCACCATAGAGTTTGCGCCACGTCGGAGCTGGCAAGCCGGTCCGAACAGTAGTGCGATGACCAGTAATTCCATTCGCCTCCATGAACACAATATCATCGAGGATTTCGTTTGTTTGGTTCAACAGTTCCACGATCGGTGCGATCTTCCCTTCAGGGTCAAGCCTTTTGGAAAGATCAAGGAGCGTGGGATGAATGACCGATAGAGCAGCCATTATGCAGCCTTTCCTTGATTAGGGTACATGCGTTCTGCAATGGTTTGCTGATTACCTGCCGCCATTGAATTAGGCGGCGCAGAACCTTCAGTCAAATCCTTTGCAATCTTTGCAAGAAACTTGATCACGTGGAGGTTATTCCCCGCTCCGGTCAAGTCAAACGCCGTGCGAAGTTCAGGTGTACCGTACTTGTCGATCACCTTTGCAATGGCGCCAGTCGTCGGACCAAGCTTATCGCCGCCAATTTCTGGATCAGCTTTCACTTCATTCGACCACTGTTCCTGCAAGTCTGTCCATTGCTTATCACCCTTTTCAGAGGCAGCTTTCATGAAGTCGGCCTGCAGTTTCACAAGCTCAGCCGCCGCATCACGCGGAATGCCGTGCTTATTCACAAGCTCAACAAAGCCTTTGGAAGTGGACTCGTCGAGCGTAAATCCCTCAGGGAGTTTCAATTCCTCGACCTTGAAGGGACTATCTTTTGAAACCTTGTTGGCCGCATCAGCAGCAGCCTTGTCATCGGCGATCTTTTTATCAGCAACAACTTTGTTGTCGAACTCAAGCTTCGCAGCTGCATTCTCAGCCTCAGTCTTAGTTGTGTCAGGCTTGAACTCAGCAGGAAGCGCGTTCGGATTAACTTCCGTTGTCGTCGTCAGTATCGTTTTCGGTGTTTCCGTCACTGGCGGTAAGGATGCGGGCTCGTTCGTTATTGCCATCTTCCATTTCTTTCTGCTTCTCCCTCAGCATATTTAAATAACCCTCAGGAGAGGCGTCCATTAAGTGAGCTTGTATTTGCTGGCCCACGTTCAGCTCCCCACACTTGAAAGACGTGTCAAGGGCATTGCCTGTGTAGGGGTTTCGGCCGATGCCCGCAACTTCCATTAACCACCAAAGATATTCTCGGCCTTGCTTTGTGCCAAGTGCTGCTTTGACGAAATCATCAACTCCAAGTTTCCGCGCTTGTTCACGAAGTTTAACGCGCCTGTTCCATTTCTTTTCAGCTTTTTCATCCACTCGACATTACCCTTTTTTCAAGCGAAAAGCAAGGATATGGGTCATGGACTTCACCCGATTAATCTCTGAAGGGCATTGGCGCCACCACCAACTTCAGTTTGAGAAAGATTTTTCGCAGACTCACTTGCAACTTGCGCCGCCTCGAGCCCCGAAGCCATCGCCGCCCGTTGATCGTCAGCTTCGGCCTGCTCCGCGATAGCTTCTCGCGAGTTCATATTCTTTGCTTTCACTCCTATGTCGCGGCCATAATCGAGGAGAAGTTCGTCCCAATTTGGAATGTTGAGGGCTTTCGGGTAAACGGAGGAAACATTCCCAATGACTTGAAGAAATCGCTCGGTGGGAATAACTCCAACTGCTGATTGAGCAGCGCTGAGGATTGAGACATACTGAATCTCCAAGCGACGGTTTTGCAAAGACCTTGGTGGGGCTGGCAACAGACCAGCCCGGTTCATAATATTAAAGATGCGAGTAATGCCAGGATCGAGCGCCTCGTTATTAAAACGTTCCAACACAGGGCCGAGAAGGACCAACTTTTCTTCTCGCCTAGCATCGATCTCAGTTGCGCTTCGCACTGTTTCGAGTTGCGAAATCATCTTGAAGAGATCGTTGTGGAAGGTTTCGCGAATGCGGGCCTGTACATCACGAATGTCGAGCGTTAATTCGTTGATTGGGGGCTGGATTTGATAAGCAGGTTTGCCGCCGACGTGGCCGTTCGAGAGGCCAGCGATGAAAGTCTGACCGCCTGGAACCATCGCCGTTGGTGAGTGCTTCATCTGCACATCGAGCAACATCGGCGGGCGGACCATATAATCAAGCGATTGTGCTTTGCGGATTGTTTCTTGTTGCAACTGTTTAACGTCACCAAGAGCATCGAAGGCAGGGCTCGTTCCATAATTGTCGTTGCCGGTGACTTCCCAACGAGGGAAGATGCCCGGCAATTCGTGATAACCTCTGTGGGCGAGAACCGTAGCTTCTTGAGATGAAGTTTCCCAATAAGTTTCTCGAAAATCAAAGGTCCTAGAAACCGATCCTGCCCTCTTGTCGTTCGGCTCTACAAGATGATGGACTTCATAATTCTCTTGAAGGCGAGCGCCACCAAATTTCCAAGCCTGTCTAACATTCTCCGAACAATTCTCTTCTCCAAATTCCTGCACTAGTTGCTTCACAGTGAAATTGAAAATGCGCCCAAATGTATCGACGCGGCCCTTGGAGTTTTGTGCAACATAGTATTCACCGAGGCAAGGATTGCGGCAACAGAAAATATTCTCATAGTCTTCGTAGATGAGCATCGCGGCTGTGCCGAAGAAAACAAGGTCGAGATACATTACGGCAAGAGCATTGTAGAAATTGCTCTCAGCCATCGCAAGCAACATTTTCCTCTCAACGTCGTCGAGCCATACTCTCGAAGCGTAATCGAGGTCATCCTCGAAACCAGCTAACCTCAACTTGAACCACGGCCTCGCTGGTGACGTGACACCGTTCATCATCCCGCTGGCGAGAATCTTGCCAGCATTCGTTCCCGTCGCATCAACTATATTCGTGTTGATTCCGATATATCTGCGTCGTTCAGCGGGACTCTGCAACCACGAATATCGCTTCGGCAAGAAATAATTCGCAATATCTCGCCAGACAGAGTACCAGTCACTCCTGTCCTGATGAAGCGCTGTCATCGTGTTCTTCAAGTTAATGAAGACATCTTGATTAAGCTGCACCGAGGGAACCCCCAAGAATCGAGCGTTTTGCTGTGTTGGCTGGAGCAGTGAGGCCCATCGGGCCAGTGTTCACCAAGGTGGTGAAACCTTCGCGACCTCTTCGCTGGTCGAACAGACTCGCGTCCGCTAAGGTCGGCGTGACTGCGGGGGATTTAGGTTTTGGAACCTTCGGGGCTAATGGACCCATTGGAGCCTCTCATCGCTAAAAGGATTGTAGTCGGGGGTTACAGTTATTGCTTCTTCAAGGCCAGCAGATCGGGCAAATTCTGGAATATCATAGGCGAAAGTGAGAGCAAGAGCGTCACCGACGTTCGTCGATTTTACGCCTCGTTTCCGCATATCCTTCTTGTTCTCTAGAAGGATTGCTTCCTTACCGTTCATACCAAAACGAGGTCCGGCTAATTCTTCAGGGATCGTGCGTTCAACTCCCGGAATCCGCTCGATCATACAGCCGAACTTGAGCCACTCCCGCATCCTCCCCCACATCTCAGCTCTTTTATTCGCATACTTCGTGCCATCGTTGGTGTCGTAATTGTCGGGCTTGTTACCGAAATCCACCGCCATCAAGGGGACTTTAAGTTGCCTCAATCTATCAACAACACCACCCCCGACACCGCCATCATCAATAAAGACTATCGAGGCATTGTAAGCTTTGAAAGCTTTCATGACTTTTTCGGCGAAGCTCATTGTGTCGAGATAAAAGTAGACCTCCGGGAAATGAGTTCGAGCGTCACGCCCTTTTCTTGGGTATATGACACTTGGATCATCGCCGAACCTTCCAACGTCAACTCCAAGGATAATAGGTCCAGAACTATGCTCAAGTTCTCTGATAGCTGCTTCTCGAGCAACTTCAAATGAGATGAAGGACTCCGCGTTGATACGCGGGAAAACACCTCGGACACGGATGCGGAAGAAGTCATGGTCCTCTCCATAATCTTCGAGCCAATTGCTTATTTCAGTTTTATTCGTGAAACGAACATCGCGGGAGTCAATAGCGGCTGCGTCCCACCTGTGCTCGAATTTTCCACCAGGGAAACAATCTCTAAATCTTCCTCCGGACTGAGTTGGGTTGCCAAACGCTACCCACAGGATTTCAGTATCCATATCCG